CTGGTCACTCCTGAGCATCACACAGAATCTGACAACACTGTTCAGTTCAAAGACGAAGTACGCAAACGTGTCGTCGCTTATGAATATTGGGGTTGGTACGACATTGATGGTAATGAAATTCTTCAACCGATCGTAGCTACTTGGGTCGGTGATACGATGATCAGAATGGAAAAGAACCCTTTTCCAGATCAAGAACTTCCTTTGGTCATCATCCCATATATGCCCATTAAAAAGAGCGTACATGGTGAGCCTGATGCGGAGCTGTTGGCAGAGAACCAAGCTATCCAAGGAGCGCTTACACGCGGCATGATTGATCTCATGGGTCGCTCTGCAAATGGCCAGACTGGCTTTGCAAAGGGCATGTTGGATCACGCAAACAGGCGTCGCTATGAAGCGGGTAACGACTATGAGTTTAACCCAAACATGCCGCCCAATGCTGCGATACACCAACACAAGTATCCTGACATACCTGCATCTGCGATGAATATGATGCAGCTTCAGAACCAAGAAGCTGAAGCTCTGACAGGCGTAAAAGCCTTCTCAGGTGGTCTCTCAGGTGAAGCTTATGGTGATGTGGCAGCCGGAATCAAAGGCATGTTGGACGCTGCATCTAAGCGTGAGATGGCCATCCTTCGTCGTCTGGCTCAAGGCATTAAAGAGTGCGGCCGCAAGATGATTATGATGAACCAGGAGTTCCTCTCAGAAGAGGAAGTCATTCGGGTCACCAATGAAGAGTTTGTCACCATTCGTAGGGAAGACTTGGCAGGCGAGTTTGATCTCATTGTGGATATTTCCACAGCAGAGATCGACCAGAACCAAGCACAAGACCTGTCCTTCATGTTGCAGACGATCGGTAACACGATGGACTTCTCTATGACTCAGATGATCCTGGGAGAGATAGCACGGCTTAAGCGTATGCCTGATCTGGCCAAACGTATTGAGACATTCAAACCAGAACCAGATCCTATGGATGTGAGAGCTAAAGAACTCAGCATTCAAAAGCTGGAGTTGGAGAACGCCAAGCTCGAGTCTGACATCATGTTGAACCAAGCTAAGGCACGCGCTGAGATGGCTAAAGCAGATCAAGCTGATCTAGACTTTGTTGAACAGGAGACGGGTACTAAACACGCTCGTGATATGGCTAAGCAAGGTGGACAAGCTAAAGGCAATAAGTCTTTGGAGATCACCAAAGGGATTCTGAACAAAGGTCCAGAAGGTCCTTCTGATGAGAATATCCAACAGGCAGTCATATACGACAAGATTGAAGAGATGTTGACCGATGGGAATTTGTCTTGAATAGATTCAACACCCTATGAGATGCATTGGTAAGGATGGTCATGCTAGATTCACAAATTCAAGAGATTGAACTGAGTATCGCAGAAGCTCGGAAACTGGTTCAAAAACGTGATCAGCTTTATAAGTTGATGAAAAATCGTGATTTCAGAGAAGTCATTGAACAAGGTTATTTTATTGAGGAAGCTGCACGTCTTGTAAGCATCTCAGCTGATCCAAACCTTAAAGATAAGCGGGATGAAATCATTCTGCAGATCCAGTCTATCTCTAACTATCGTCAGTACCTGCAGACAATTATTACTCTGGGTAACATGGCTGAAAACGAAATCCGGGATAATGAAGAAGTCATTGATGATCTGACTCAGGAAGGATCATTGTAATGAGTGAAAATACGCAAAACTGGGACGAGATGTCCGATGATGATTTTCTTCAAGCCGAGAGTCCTACTGATTCTGAAAGCTTGAGTGAAGAACTTCGTGCTGGAAACCAAGGGTCAGTCCCTTTGGAAGATACGCTTAGTCTTCCTGTCGAAGATGATGAACCAGAAGAAGGTACAGTAGAAGAACCAACAGAGACGGAAGAGGAAGCCGCCTCTTCTGGATCAGACGATGTCTTTTCAGATGAATCACACCAAAGCACACCAAAGCAGGAAGAAGAGCCTGATGTCACAGAGCCGGTTTCGGAAGAGCAGGAAGAAGAAAAAACAGACGAACCGATTGCTGCAAAAGACACCAAACCTGCAGATGAAACAGATGATGATGCAGCTAAGACTGAAACGGCTGCCGTTTCAGCTGTAAACTACGAAGACGCTTACAAACAAATCATGGCTCCATTTAAGGCTAACGGTAGAGAGTTCACTCCCGAGAACCCTGATGAAGTTATCCGCCTTATGCAACAAGGCGCTAACTACATTAAGAAGATGACGGCACTTAAGCCGAACCTCAAACTAATGAGGATGTTGGAGAACAACAATCTTCTAGACGAAGCAAAAATCAACTTCATGATTGATTTGCAAAGCCGAGATAAAACGGCAATTGAAAAGCTGCTCAAAGACAGTAATATGGATCCAATGGATCTGGACACTTCTGAAGAGCCCAGCTACCGCCCTGGCAACCACACTGTCAGCGATCAAGAGATGGAATTCCACAGCGTTCTGGAAGACGTTATGTCCAATCCAGAGGGGAAAACCACCGTCAGTTTGATCAACGATACTTGGGATGCACAGAGTAAAGAGGCGATATTTAAAGATCCTAAGATCATGTCGCTGATCAACGAACACCGAGGAAACGGCATTTATGACCGCATCTCTGGTGAAATTGAGAAGCAACAAGCTCTAGGCAATCTGTCAACTAATACGCCATTCGTTGAAGCATACCGTACTGTTGGTGATGCACTACACGCCCAAGGACGTTTGGTTCCTGGATCAGAGCAAGGCCAGCCTGCACAGGCACCCGCTGCTCCAGTTCAGCAACAGACTACTCCTCAGCCCGTAGGGACACGTTCCAGCAAACGCAATGTAGCTTCAAACGGCGACCGTGCAAAGGCAGCCTCACCTTCGCGTTCCACCCCACAAACGTCCTCTAAGAAGGAATTTGATCCGTTCAGTATGACGGACGATGAAATCTTAGCAGCGACTTCACCTCGAATTTGAGGATAGAGTTATGCAACTTTATAATGATCCAAACACCACACCATCCTCGGTAGAAGGCGCTGGCTCTAGCCAGATGAATACCTTCTTCTGGCAGCGCAAAGCGCTTATCGAAGCCCAGAAAGAAATGTACTTCATGCCGATGGCTGATGTCACATCCATGCCTAAGCACTACGGTAAAGAGATCCGTGTGTACCACTACATCCCACTGCTGGATGACCGTAACGTCAACGACCAAGGTCTCGACGCTGCTGGTGCATCTTACGCAAACGGTAACCTCTATGGCTCGTCCAAAGACATTGGTGCGATCGATGGCAAGCTTCCAACACTGACAGAACAAGGTGGCCGCGTTAACCGTGTCGGCTTCACTCGTCTGCAGCGTAAAGGTAACCTGCTGAAGTTCGGTTTCTTCCATGAGTTCACACAAGAATCCATGGACTTTGATTCCGACGAAGATCTGTACCAGCACCTGTCTCGTGAGATGGTCACTGGCGCTACACAGCTGACAGAAGCCGTTCTGCAAAAAGAACTGCTGGCTGGTGCTGGTGTGGTTGTCTACACAGGCGACGCTGTCTCTGACGTCACAATTGATGGTGAGTCCGCTGACCCAGCTGTAGTTGATTACGAAGATCTGATGCGTCTTAACCGTACGCTGAATGACAACCGTACTCCAAAGCAGACGAAGGTCATCTCCGGCTCTCGTATGATCGACACCAAAACAATCAACTCCGGCCGTGTCCTGTACATTGGTTCTGAGCTGGAATCTGTTGTGAAGGGCATGACTGACCTTTTCAACAACCCAGCGTTTGTTTCGGTTGAGAAGTACGCAAACGCTTCGACAACTCTGAACGGCGAGATCGGCACTGTAGACCAGTTCCGTATCGTTGTGGTTCCAGAAATGCTCAACTGGGCAGGCGCTGGTGCTGCAGAGACTACCAACCCAGGCTACATGTCTACGGGCGGTAACTACGATGTCTTCCCAATGCTCTGCGTAGGTGCAGAGAGCTTCACATGTATTGGCTTCCAGTCTGGCGGCAAATCCATGAAGTTCAAAATCACCACAAAGATGCCTGGGAAAGAGACTGCGGATCGTACTGATCCATATGGCGAAACAGGCTTCAGCTCGATCAAATGGTACCACGGTACAATGATCCTGCGTCCTGAGCGTCTGGCAGTTATCAAGACACTGGCCAAAATCTAACCTTGGCAACTGAGTGAGGAGCTTCGGCTCCTCACTTACTTTTTCTTAACCATAAACTGGATCCCCTCATGAGCAACGTAGAGCTGAATGAAGAAACTGGTGAAGTAGAACTCACCGAAGAAATGGAATTTGAGATGTTGATGGAGCGAGCCAATCAGCTTGGTCTTAAGCCGTCTCCACGCATTAAGCTCCCTGCTCTTCGTGAGAAAGTAAATGAAGCTTTGGCCGAACCAAAAGAAGAAGAGCCTGACTTTGAGTCCATGACCAAAGTACAGCGTACTACTGCTATCCGTGAAAAGATGAAGCGTGAACAGCTTCGTTTGGTTCGTGTACGTATTGCAAACTTGAACCCAGATAAGTCTGATCTCCCAGGTGAGATCTTCACAGTTGTGAACAAGTATTTGGGCAGTGTGAAGAAGTACATTCCCTACGGTGAAGCCACAGACGAAGGCTACCATATTCCGTTTTTCATCTTCACGCAGTTGAAGAGCCGGAAGTTCCTTCAGAAGAAAACCAAACAAAACAAAAACACTGGAAACATTGATGTTTCGACACGGTGGGTACCTGAGTTTGCTCTGGAAGAGTTGCCTCAGTTGACACAGAAAGAACTGGAAAAGCTGGCTAACGTACAACGTGCTTCAGCTGGACTGGACTAAAGAAACTGCTGACGAGTAGGAAATCTCATGGCTGATACAGACGTACTTGCGAATACCTTGCTGCCATCACTGATAGCAGGTGTTGATTTTTCCCACTCGCCAGCAGACCTTACTGGGGCTCAGTTCGTCATACCTGACGCAACTGACAACCCTTTGTACGCTGCCCTCCCTACCCTCACAGAAGCTGATCTGACAGAGCGTAAGGTTGGCGGTGCGGGCATGTTTGATGCCCTGATGCAGTCCATCAAAGAGCATCTCTCTGAAGAGTACCGAGCCAACCGAATGAGTGGCACAGAGTACCGAGAGGCTTATGTGGCTCTCACACAGACAGCTATGGG